GTTTGATGATTGAGTTTTATTTTGTGAGTGGTAGTTTCTTTTTATATTATGGGACCAACAAATTTTCCTCTTGGTGGATTGCCAGATACGACCCATCTATACGTTACCTCTCGCCCTTTCGGGAAACCGGGGCCTGGTCTCGTACGTCCTCTAAAAATGATCGTGCCGTCTGGAAGAGTTATAACTTGTCCTGGTCGAAGTGCCCTCGGAATACCATTAAGACCTCCCGGATTATTAGGGTGATCGATATCACCAGGTCTAGGAGCAAGACCACCCAACTCTAAATCTGGGTCGATACCGCTAGTCGGTGCCTTAGGTTGTTTTGTCATACCGCCTCTAGAAAATCCTAACACATCAGGTGTTCCTGACATTGGATTCATAACTTGTTTGCCAGCGCCAACATGACCCCCTTCATCCAAGTTAGCAAATCTCTCAAGCACAGACTCGGTAAGTTGCTCAAGTAAATGGGCATCGTTGTAACCATAATCGGTCAAGGTTTCCCACGCCTTTTGTTCAATCAGTTTTTCAAGTCTGCGACTCATTGGTGACTCCTTAGTGCGATCTTAGTTTATTGATTCTCTTTGTGAGTAATAGTTTCTTTTTGGCTTTTTGTTCTCGTTGAGCGTTAATACGACGAATGGTTTCTCTTACAGCCTTTGTACGGCCATCAAGATCAACACCCTCTGAAAATGCTTCTCCAAACATACTTTTTCGATACATGCTGATCCCTTTCTAAAGAACTTCTACGTCGTAATCTGTATAAGCAAACGTAACCGTTGCTGTGATTGTTTCCATGTCGCTCACTGAACTTGTGAAATCAATGCCGCTAAGTGATGTGGGAAATGCCCCACGAAACGAAACACGAATTCTCTCATTCAGATTGCTGTTCATAATCAAAAGCGAGGCATCTTCAACATCGTCTATTACTTTTCTTCCTGTGTTCTCCTCTGAAACAGAGTCATATGGAGCAAGAGAAGTAATCCAGTTTTTCATCTCAATCCAGTTGCCAAGATCCTCATTCACAATAAAAGTAATCGTCAATTCATCAAACTCAATGCGATCTCCTGGCTGTTTGATATCTGAGAAAACGTTGCTCTGAATGACCGCTGCTTTCGACAAACCAGGAAGATTCGCACTTTGACAAAAGTAAACTGCCTCTGGTGTTTTGTTCAGCGAGAAACGAAAACTCGTTGGTTGTAGAGGGTTCGTTGAATCTGGTTGAACAGAGAGTGGACTTACTTTTGTCGTCATGATTTAAATCCTAAAAGAAATGAAGGGTGGGGCTTTCGCCCCACTCTTCGAGAAGTGTTTCGAATAATCAGACGAGGTTATCGATTCTGAAGATTCTGTAGTATTGGTTGCGACGGGCTGAGAGTGTTTCAGCATCAGCGGTACCATCAGTCTTGGAAACGAATGGGTTGCTGACGAGACCGTAGCGAGTCTTGAAGCCGATCTTGGGCTGGAACGAGTTCTCACCAACGGCACGCACCATTTGCAGCGGGACGTATGGGCAGTAGAACAGACCAGCGTCGTAGGGGCTCGAACCTCTGTAGCCAACCATTGCGAAGTCTTTCGTAGAGGTTGTGCTGTAGTAAGGATCGACGTAGACCTTCAGACGACCGTTGATGGTACCAGCGAATGTGTTGCCAGTGTCATCGACGTTCAGATCAGCGTTCAGGGCTGGGGTGTAATCGAGAACACCAGCCATCGCAAGGGCAGAAGCAACGTCAGACGAGCAGAGGATAAAGTTACCCTTACCGCGACGAGTGTCCTTAGCGATGAAGTTGGCTTCACGCTCGATTTGGAAGAGCAGACCTTTGAATCTTTCGACAGACCAACGACCGTTAGAGTCGGTGTTCAAGTCAAAGATACCTTCAGAAGTCGTGGTGCCCGAACGGCAGCCAAGTTTAGCGACTTCGTAGAGTCTACGAATGATCTCGCGGTTGATTTCAGCAAGAATTTCGTTGCTGAGAATGTTAGCGAGTTCTGTCTCGGCATCAAGACCGTGGATAGCCTTGAGGTCTTGAGCGAGTTCAGTGGTGTATTCGGCCTTGAGGGCGCGAGTCTTGGCAGTCACCGAGGTTTGCTCGATTGTGAAAGCCATTTCACCGAATGGGTTGTTTGTATCACCACCGAGAAGTTCACCCGTGGCAGTAGGCATCGCACCAGAGGCGCCGTCAAAGCCAATAGCCGTAGAGGAAACTGTATCAGCGAATGGATCAACACCAGCAGCGCCGCCGCCGTCTTGGCCAGTGTTACCACTTGTGCCAGAGAAGCGTGTGTCTGCTTCGAAGTAGAGAGCCTCGTTGCCAGTTTGAGAGGCATAACGGCTTCTCATAGCAAAGATCAGTCCAGTAGGACCAGACATGGGCTGAACACCACAAACGTCGTATGCGATCAGGTTAGGCATCGCACGACGAACGAGCGAGATCAAAATTGGGTCCCACTTGTCGATGTTTGTAGAACCAGCAGTATCGGTCACAGTTTGGTTGACCGGTGCGGCTTCTTTCAGATAACGCTCTTGGTTTTCGAGCAGTTGGGTAACACAGTTCTTTCTCCAGTTATCACTGATAGGGGAGAGGTCATTGTGCTCCAGAATTGGCGACCACTTCTTTTGTAGTCTTTCATTTAGAGTGACTTCCATTTGTTTCTCCTTATGGATAGATTAATCTTTTCCGTATCTTGTTAATGCTTTCGAGTATGCTTGCATACTTTCAGTTAAATTAATTGGATTTTCGGCTTCATCAGCCACAATTTCTTCTTTCAAGACTCGCAAATCATCAACAATTGGTGATCGTGAGGCCTTTCTGTTGAAATAGTTTTCTTTGAGTGTTTCCATGCTACGAGCGAAACTATCCTCATCAACAAAGTCAACACCCTCTGCCAAGTTTTCTAGTCTCTCGGCTTGCGATAGAGGAATGTCATCTGTTGCTTCACGAATAATTTCTCTTCGACGAAGATCTTCGATCTCTTCATTGAGACTGATATTGTTTTTCAATTCTTCGTTGAGTTTTTCGTCGTAGTAAGAAGCAAGTTGTTGTTTTTCTTCTTCGATGGCTTGAACTCTGGTTTCAAGTTCTTCCACAACGTTCATTTGTGTGTCGGGAAAGTTGATGTTGTGTGTTTCAAACAAGGTCTTGATGCCATTTACGAAACTTTCATTGATTTCGTTTTGAATGCCATTTTCGAGAGCCAGTTTGTTTTCTTCCATCCACTCTTTGATGACATAGTTGAGATATGAATCCATTCTCTCAACCAAACCATCACGAATTTTTTCAACTTTCAAGTCAGCCCAATCAGAGTAAGACTCTTGAAGTTCGTTTTGAATTTGTGAAACACGGTCGTTCACAGCCGCTTCAAAAATTGTCTTGGCTTTGAACTTAAATTCTTCTTCGAGACTTTCACCCTCAAACAATGCATCCATATGCTCATCACCCATCGAATAGTTATATTCAGACACAGCAGAGAAAGCATCTTTAGCAGAAGCAGCAGCGGCAGCCCCTCTACCCACTCTTGCCTTGACTTGACCACTAACGGCCGCAACAGAATCAACAGATGTTTTATTGTAATCAGAGATCAGAGAGTCCTCCTCATAGGATTCTTCATGCTCGCCTTCGTGCATACCCTCTTCTTCTTCGTGGGCACCTTCATGAACACTCTCGTACTCATCATCATCGTCTGCGAATTTTGCTTTCTTCTTTTCAGTGATGGATGAGCCAATGAGTTGTGCGAGTTCTTCGATTTCTTCTTTTGTGAAACCCTCTTCCTCTTCGTCTTCGTGAGCACCTTCGTGCATACCTTCATGGTAGCCTTCATCTTCCTCGTGGGCACCCTCTTCGCGTTCGGCTTGTTTGGCTTTAACATTAGCATTAAAGATAGAAGCAGCGTCATGTTCCGCTTCGTCTATGACTTTCTTTTCTTCATCATCCTCGTGATACTCTTCGGCTGAGCCTTTGACGCCCTTCTCGTCTCTATTTTTCTTAAATAGAGCCTTGGCATCTTCGTCGAGTTCTTCTTCGAGAATTTGCTGTGCTACTTCTAATGGATTCATTTTGTGATAACTCCTATAAGTGTTTCGAATACTATTTATAAAATTTTAGAGCCGAGAGATGAAATCTCTGAAGGCATTGATTTTTGTTTCGTTCAGTTTTCTTGCTGGCGCTTTTTTGACGGCTTTTTTGTATTTGTTGATGTGAACTTCTTCGAGAATACCATTGTTCCACACCCACTCTTTTCCTTCCATGATACCATCTACAAAGGCATCAGGTGCAGATGGGTCAGCGACAATATCAGCAGCCGTCGCTAGAGAGAAATCGTCTTGAACAACGTTCGCTCCAGCCTTTTCTTTTACAGAACCCATACCCCTTGACGACACACCAAGTTTAGCACCCTCAGATAACAGATTACCAACAATCTTGCCGTATGGTGTTTCCATGATTTTTGCTTTGCCAATAAAGTTATTACCATCTTCATACAACTCTGTAATCATATGAGATACTCTCTCCAGGTTGACAGTCGGACCATCGGGGTGACCGAGTTCACCAAACGCTCTCTTTTGCTCAACGAACTCGCCAACATATTTGTCTACTTCGTTGCGAAGAATGCCAATTGGATAAATTCTACCGTTTCTATTTTTCTTTTCGGCTTGTAGAAAGATACCCTCGATGAAAAAACGAGGCTTTCCTTCATGTTGTTCTTTGAGAACTTTGATTGATTCGTTTACTTCAGTGATAAGTTTCATTTCTTCCCCTTAGAGCCCAAACGCTCTTCTCTTTCTCAGTGATCTTTGTCTGCTTCTACTGATCGCAGACTTTCGACCTTTTCTTTTTCTTGCAGCCTTTTTGGCTGCGAGTTTTCTTGCAAGTTTTTCTCTTGCTGATTGTCGTTTACATTTACCATCTACAAGTCTGAATCCAGGACCACAAACTTTCTTTCTTACTTTTTTACCACCACGAACAACCATTTTTCTTCTGAGTCTTATTTCTTCAACCTCATTTTCAGTTATGAGGCCTTCTGACATCAGCGTTAGTAATTCTATATCTAAATCTCTTTTCTCAACATCCTTTTCAATCGGTCTTCGATTGTGATCTCTGTCATCATAATGATCCTCATTCGCGTGCGGTGATATGATATTCATCGCAGACTTCACAAGAGAATCAAAAGACTCGTAGGACTCTCTCAACATTTAGTTCGCCGCTGTGAACTCTAGATAGATTGAGCCATTAGCATTAGTGGATGTGACTTTACAGATACCTGTAAAACCTGCAGGCAAATCACTAATCGGTGGTTCACCATTTTGTCCATATACTGACGCTTGTCCCGTGACAGGACCGTGAATAATTTGATCTGTTGGTGCTCCCCAGAAAACTCGAACACCCTCTGCGTTAATGATAAATTTGTTTAGTTTGATGCCCATGGCGCCAGCGGTTGCTGAAACAAATGATGTGGGGGCAACGTCAGGTGCTGCTCCACCAAAAGGTAAAAACCCATCTGTTCCTGATCTAATAAATTTGTCATTAACTGGTATAGAAATGTCATCGCTGTGATTTGCGTCAAGAGCGATGTAAGTTCCATACTTGTTTTTTGTTTGTATTGAATCGTACTGTTTGCTTCCCATTAGGATCCTCTCTCCAACTTAACTGAAAAATCTAAGACTCTCAGAAAAGAGTTTTTGTCTTTGTTTACCATCTCTCGTAAAACTCTTTGGTTTGTTTCATTCAATGAGTCGTGTGTTTCCATGATCACAGAAGCCATCAGTGGAGTGATATCAACTCTCTCACCTGAAGAAAATGACAATGTTTGATTTGTATTCGTTTGATACGACTCATTAATCTTGGTAATTGGTTTGAGATAACCTGTTGACTCAACCAGTTTACCTTTGAGATCTTTTGCTAGTGATGAAAGAACCTTTTTTGCCTTTTCATTTTTTGCTTTTACAACGATAGTCTTGCCTTTCTTTGATGTCGTGCCAAGTTTTAGAGCCTTGACTGCATCGACGAATGCTTGTTCATTATCCTTGTTTGCAAATGTGAATGAAAAGTTCATGTTTTTCCTTAGGCTAACTCACCACCACGACGACGACGAGTTGTTCTCCTTACTGGTGGTCTGTATGGTGCCACTGGTTTAAATGTAAACGGGTCTAAAATAAATTGACGACCATCTTTATTTCCTATTGGAAAACCACCAACAATTTTGGGTCGATCACTACCTGCATCAGTTCTACCTGGGTGTCTGTTTTCGTGAACGTCCTCGTCTTTTTCGTTTTTTGCCTGGAAGTTATCGTCAATATAGTTAAAGAATTCTTTCTTTTTCTCTGCTGTCTTCAATTCTGCTGGTGATGAAACACCAAACTTCTTGAGGGCTTTCTTAAAAAATGCTTCGTACTCTTCTTCGCTAATTACCTTCTCAACCTTTGCTTCAAAGATGGCATCGTCAGCGTAGTCTTCTGCCTTAACCTCTAATAGTTCATCAGCGGTAAGATTTTCAATCACCTTTTCACTCAAAGAATCACTCGTTCTTTCGTCATCGTGACTTTCAAAGATCTCACCACGACGCTCATTCATGGCTTCAAAAAGTCTTTGGTTTAAAAGGTCACGGACTGTGCTTTTGAAACCTGTTGGGTTTTCTTCAGCAGTCTCAGTTATTGCTTTTTTGATATCGTTGTTCATTTGTTTTCTCCAGATGGTACCTTAGTATTTAGAATCCTTCTTCACCCTCAGAATATTGTGGGTTGCCCTCTTCTTGCTCTATCTCTCTATCCATCTTATTGATCATCTTATCATCTTGGCGCAATACGTTTCTACGAATGTATTCGTGTGAATAGTATTTACCAGCATAGTCGCCGATTGATTGAAGAAGTTCAAGTCTCTCTCGTTGAACCTCTGCCTCTTTGAGTTCAGAGAAATATGAGTCACGCAGGAATGCAAAGGTGATATCTTCACGAATCTCATCAAACTCATCCTTAGAAATGATGCCTTTCAAGCGAAGTTGCGTTTCTAAAAGATCATAGAAAAACTCAGAGAATCTTGTTCTGAGTTGTTGAATGAATTTTGTAAACTTGAGTTCATCTCTGGTGATCTCGGTGCTTCGCCCAAGATTAAATTGTGACTCACTCTCAAGACGACTAGGTGGCACATTCAGTGACTTGTAAAGTTTCTTCAAAAAGTATTGCACATCTTCGAGTTCACCTAGATTCTGACCACCATCGAGTGTGGTGATCTCTGTGCCTTTGCCACCTTCTCGTCTTGGTAGCCAATAATCTTCTAGAATAGACTGCTGATAACTTTGATCTCGAATGTCACCAGTATTGATGTCATAGACAAGTTTGTTTCGATACTTCTTTTGAATATCTTCGAGATACTGCTCGGCTCTTGCTTTCGGTAAGTTACCAACGTCGATATAAAAGATTCTTCTTTCTGGTGCCCGTGATACGCGATAGATAACAATTGAATCTTCTGTCATGCGAAGTTGATTCATTGGTTTGATTGCTTTGTGCAAATACGAAAGCATTCTCTTACCAGAAGGATCAGGCAACCCAGATGGACAGTATACGATTGTGTCTGGTGATATTTTTATACCTTGCTCATCGCTAGAGAAACTCGTTCTGAAGCCATCTGGATTGTAGACGTAAAACTCGTCTTCAACACTTTGCAGTTCAACACCAGATTCTTGGTCACGCTCTTTTTTGAGTTCTTTGACCTTTTTGATTTTGATTGGATCGATAAAGCGAAGTTCTTGCACACCCTCACCTGGTGCGTCTTCATCAATAAGCATGTGGTAATAGAGTCTGCCATCAATATACCAACGTCTGAATATCTCATGTGCCCTGGTCTTGAGTCGAAGTAAACGACAAATGTTCGTAAACTCTGCACTGATGGCTTTCTTTACCTTCGCACCATATTTGTCACCGATATCATCGAGAATAATTTGAACAGGCATCTTACGATCATCATGAACAATCGCCTCATTCACAATATCATTGATGGCTTGCTCGACTTCGGGCATGATTGCCATTCTTCGATATTCTTGAATAAGATCTACGTCAGATTTGTTTTGTGTATGACCGTCAAGGTCAAGATAGTAACCATAATTACCAAACCCATAGCCAGAACTAACGGTCAGTGAACCGTCATCGCTCTCGGGTGCTATTACAGTTTTTGGTTTCTTGTCGTCATCGCTGCCGAAAGTAAACCCGAATAATTTTACAGCCATTTATCACTCCATTACAATACGAAAGGCACTAACTATTTAGTCCGTCGTATTTGATTTGAAGTATTGATACTCTAGAGTTACCGGGAATTCTTCGATGGCACCTGTGGACTCATAGTTTAGTTCTATTGCACCGAGTGTAGAGGGCCAGCAACCTACGATTTCATACTTCTTAAGTTCTTCGCCATCTTTACCAAGTTGTGTCACAGTCCATGTTTGTTGTAGTTCTTGTAGGGAAACAGTACCTGTGTTTCCTTCCATAGAGTTGATCAGGTGATTCCATTTTTCGAATGCGTCACGAAGGGCAAAGTCTGTATCATTGATGATTGTCAGTTCCCAAGGTTCGAAAGTTCTGTCACCAGGAACTTTGAGAACGCGACCTCTAAATGGCACTTCGATAGGCTCGATTGTCATACCAGGAAGAGATGCGCCTTTGCACAAAAAGCGAACCTTGTTTTGTGGTCCGCCACCACCGAGAGCATTACCGACAGCACCACCGATAACTCTACCCTGAGCGCCAGCAGCAGCGCCGCCAACCTCTGCTAATAGACCAGAAACGGGGCTAGGGAAACCACCTTCAACACGAAAGAGGTTTGGTCTTGCGCCGCCACCTGGCAACTGTCCTTTGAAGTCATCGATTCTGAGCGTCATTTATATCTCCTTAGGCGAATGCGTCTTGAACTTCTTCAAATGCTACTCCAGTTCCAGTTGCGATGAAACTGAGCGAGATGAAGTTGATTGATCTGTTTGGTTTCACAAAGATGTCTGCAACGAATTCGTTTCTGTCGATAACAGATGATGTATTGTTTGTTTCATCGCACACAACTTTGAAGTCTGTAATGCCTCGTCGGCCCTTGACATCACGCAAGAATGGCTCAATGAGGTTTCTAAACTGCGAACGAGTAAACGCATCGTTGAATTCGAAGAGTTGGAACTTCGCAGCAGTAGAGATTGCTTTTTCGAGAACGATAAACAATCTACGAACATTGATTCTGTCGAAAGCACTTGGTCTTGTGAGAATAGTCTTATCACCAAACAGGACTGTGCCTTCACCTGGGAACGAAACAACAGGGTTGATGCCGTTCTTGTAAAGGTCGTCACGAAGAGTTTCGTTGGGATTGAATGGTAGTTTTACAGAGCCACGAATCTGCCCTCTGTTGAAACCAGCAGGCGAGAACCATGCATCTGCGAGATCTTCTGATCTTGCCACACAACCAGCGATGTCTGCGTTGAGAGGTACATTGATGAATTGATCGTTGAATTTGTCAAACATCTTCTTGTAGCCACTATCCATCGCAGCGTAAGAACTGTTCTTAGAAAGATCATTCTTGAAGGCAATCACATTAGATTTTGCTGTGCTGGCATTAGCAACACCAACAACGTCTGTGGCGAACGGTGAGAAGAAGACCATAAAGTCTTTATCTTTTTCGGCTTGATCAATGAGATTGCCAATAACTGTTCTACAGTCTGCTGCACTATCACCTGGTTGTCCAGCAAACACGACTGCAACATCATCACTTTCACCAGCAAAGAGTCCAAAGCCTCTAGATCCCTCTGTGTAATAGTCACCTGGTGTCGCTGTGAGTGAATCAACACCACCGCTGAATCCGATACCGTCTAGAGAGACAAATCCTGCGGATCCTGCTGTGCCAAAAGTAATACCGTATGTAACCGTCGTGCTGATGTCTGTGTCAGTTGATTTACTGGTTTCAGCGTCAAAGTTTGTACCACCGAGAATATATTCAGATTGTCTCTTCAGAACGTCTTTCCAGTAGATTGATAACCCATCACTGTTTTTGGCATTAGATGCCAGAGAAACGAATGGGAATCTCTCAAGAATAGTTCCTGCTTTACCAGAGAGTTTACCAGTCTTGTCTTTCACAAGAATGTGAATCTCGTCATTGCCTGTGCCACCACTTGAGTTTGCGACGGCTGTTGACTGTGCTGGCGCACCAACAAATTGCCCTGAAAGGCTACTGGTTGCATAGTTGAATTCTGTGAGAAGAGCAACTTCGATATCATTGCCAATGCTACCAGCGTAGCGAGAAACAAACTGTGCGTTGCACGATGCCTCGTTGCCATCAGGTCTGGTAATATTTCCTGTAATAGATGCGGCTGTCGTTGATTCATAATCTTCATCATTCTTGATGAGGACAGAGTGATTCTTGAGGCCTGCCGTATCTACTGTACCACTCAAACCGCCGATAGATGCAGTCAAACCAAGTTCATATCCTGCGAGTGCGTTGAGTGCTACGCCTGTATCAGCAACACGAACGACTCTTAGGTTGTTACCATACCCAAGAAAGTTTGCTGCTGAATGAAATGCTCTATTTTGTGTGGCGTTGTCTTTATCTGGTCGACCGAACAGTTCCTTAAGTTCATCTTCAGAGGTGATAGTCACCGCTTCATCGATAGGACCGCTCTTGAATGTGCCTGCAAAACCAGCGGGTGTTGTGGCGACCGCTGGGATAACACTTGTGAGATCAACTTCTGTGATCGAAACGCCGGGACTTACTCGAAAAGCCATATGCTTTACTCCTTATCAAGATCGAATGCTGTCTATATTTATGAAAAGTGATATTTACACCACAGTCCAGGTATTGCCTTCATCATCTCGAAAAGTGTCACGTTCTAGACCAGTATTTATGATGCCAAATGGTGTAAGATCCTCTTCCATTCTCTTGATTTGCTCTTCATAAAGCGTCTTTCGAATGTCGATGTCTGAAAACTCTTTGAAATATGCTTGTGATGTCATCCAAGCAAAAAGAACCAGAGTCATCACTAAGTCATCATTATGCCCTTCATCTGCGGCAAAAGAACTTTTCTTCGACACAAACGAGACAAGTTCTTGAATCGTATCAAAGTCGTTGATCAATAGTTTATCTTCTTCGATCATGCCTTTTAGCAAAGAGCAACCTATTTTCTTTACCGCTTGTGTGGTTCTTACACCTCTATGTGATGTGCCAGAACCGAAACCACCATCCATCACTTGTCCAGATCGACCACGTTGTGATGTCATCATCATGTTTTCGTATTCATATTCTTCATATAGAATGTCTGCGACTTGACCACCGATATCATTAAGTTCAACCAGTATGGCAGAGTCGTTGTATTCTTTGGCAACTTTGTAGATCAGCGACGGATACACCATCGGTGATATTTCATTGTTTCTAAATGTCGCGACCAATTTATATGGCACTTCAGTTATGTCAATTACAGTGAAAGCGTGGTAGTCAATGCCGACGCCGCGTGATGTGTCAACACACATGGCATAAATTCTATCTTCAACAGGCCTTTCATATATCTTCAGACCTTCATCTGTGGTGTGCAACGGCGCTCTAAATGCGAGGCACTTCAGTTTACTCGCGTTTACGAGAGTGTTTGTAGAGCCAATAAACTCACAATCAAACTCGGTACGAAACTGCTCAGGCGATGTGTTTCGTATCGTCTCTTTCTTCCACTTTTCATCTCGACCTGGCACATCAGACCAATGAACTTCGATTGGCACATACGAGTTATTTCCCTCTTCAGCATCAACCCACAACTTGTAGTAAAGGTTCAAACCTTTTGGGGTTGACACAATCAAAACTTTTGTATCTTGCCCTGAAGTGATCGTAGGGTAAACCGAACTAAAGAATTCTTCAGCCACGTTATGTGGCACGTAGGCAAATTCATCCAAGAAGATCATGTTGAAAGAACCACCACGAACGGCTGAAGATGATGTCGCTGAAGCGAGAATCTTAGAGCCGTTTTCGAGGGCTATGTTGCCTTTGTTCCATTCAACGATACCCTGCTGAAGCCATTTAGGTAAGTTTTCATATGCTAACTTCAGACGAGACAAAAGTTCTCTAGCGGTTGCTAACTTGTTCGCAAGAATGGCGACATTTTTGTTGCCGTTGAACAAAACATAGTGAAGAATGTAAGACACAACGGTAGTTGATTTACCAGACTGTCGAGGAAGTTTAGCGATGACAAAACGATTCTCATGAATTTTGTTCACCATGTCTTCTTGAAAGTCGTAAAGTTTAAATGGCACAAGACCCTCATCAAGAGAGACAATCTGAATATAGTTTTTCATAAAGTAGATTGGATCTTTCGAGCATTTAAGATACTCTTCGACTTGATCCTTTGTAAATTCTACCTTTACGTTTGCCGCTTTTAGGTTTGGGTTGCCAAGATATGATTTATCAATATCCGTCATCTAATAACCTTTGCTCAATGAGAGGAACACCCCTCTCACAATTTTCTGTCCATTGAATCGCATCACCGTCATCTGAAATATACTTATAACACACAAAAGGTATATTGTGCTTTACGCAAACTGCTGCGAGAGCATACGCTTCCATATCTACCACATCATGGCTGCCCTCATCATCACCTGTCCAGAAACTATCACCTGTGGCACATACGATAGGATTTGTTTTGTTGGTGGTCAGCACAATTTTTTTCATACCAAATGGTGTTTGAAACTTTGCGAAGCCTAGGGGTGAGGCGTCCATATCACGTTGTATTATTTGATCAACACGGTAAAGTTTACCAACTTCGACACGATCACTTGATTTTCCTGCTGTGCCATAGTTTATGACAATATCTGGTTTGTCTTTGAGTATTGCCTCTGTCAGAGATGCTGCTGCATTTATTTTACCGACACCGGTGTGTAGAATGACTCTTGGTAATTTTTTAGTCTCCTCTTGAAGAGCCGCCACTATCATCGTTTTCATTTTGTATAATTTCCTTTGTCTTGCTTGAAACCTTTTTTACGCCTTTTGTTTGATCTTCGATCATCTTTGCGAGGTCACTTGTTGAACCAACGAAAAATGCATTGTTGGTTACACTCTTTACCTCATCAGTTTTTGATGTCTCTTTCATCTTGCGATGAATTTCCATGATGTCTTTGTTGATGTCAGAGGATACCTTGAGTAGTTGTGCGATGACTTCATAGGCTCTTGGTTGATCACCCGCCATGGCAACGCTCATGATTCCTTCAATGGCATCTTTGCTCGAATCTAAGAGATCGAAAAGATTGTCACGAACTTTGTTGTAGTCTTTGTCAACACCTTTTTCAAACCTAGATTTTGCAACATCTTTTTTCTGCACGATCTCTTTTACTACCCTGTCTGGTGGTAGATCAAGTGCTTTTTCGATATTTTTATTGGGTGATTCCATCTACTTGATAATTCTGTATTGTAATGACATAAGGTGTTGTATCTGAAACATCGAGTCCTATGCCAGATGTGATGCCATCTGTAAGACCAACGGTGATCGTTTCGAGCAGACCACTTGTGGTGCCTGCTGCCGTAGTATATTTATCTGACAATTCGTTGATGTCAACAATGGCCGTGCGAATAACACCAGAACGCTTGACGGGCCCTGCAAAGAAAACCTTCGCGGTAAATGTAAGAGTATGTATGATCATGCGATCTTCTTCCATATTACCCTCGTAGTTATCTTCAGTTGTCACACCATTTAGCACGATAGGCATGTCTGTCTTCTCATCAACACCATCGATTGTTTCGAAAGTGATTGTAAACTCTGGTGTAAAGAAAGGAATGATTTGTTCTATGATCTGCAAACCATCATCAATGTTTTTGGTTGCGATATACAAACTAAACTCTATATCATAAGGAACTCTTTCGTGACGAAATGAAAATGATGTGTCACTTTGATAGTTGTATCTTTTCTGAAGAGTGTTCGTTTTTCTAATGGGATCATATGTCATACTCGTCATTTCAAATCCAATTCTAGGTAGAATCATTTTGATTTGACCATTCTGTGGTTTGATCTTTTGAATAAACTTTTGTTTCGATGAGTATGACAGAGGCACTTTGAATCTCTCTTTCTCCGTGCCATCTGTATTAAATCTCTTCATGTAGATGTCATTGAACACTGTACCAAAACTTGCGACGGCTCTGCGTAGAGTGTTGTGATAAAAGATATTGCTTTGTCCAAACATTAGAATTCACCAAATGGGTTTGTATCAGTAAAGTCAACGAAGCCAAGTGCCTCTTCTTCAATAAACTGATTGTCTGAGTCTGCTGTGATTGATGTGTTCGGTCCTGTGATCGATATGCTGTCTTCTGTTCCTGTAATGCCTCTGAAAGATGAGTTATCAACCGTTGCGACAAAGAAGTTTTTCGTGCCTGTAAGACCAGATCTCCAGAACCCTTTCGTGTCGATGAGGGTCAGAGATGTTGTTGTTGCACCTGTTCCAGAAACACTGAACACTGTGGCTTGTGGTGAAGATGTGTCTGTTGTTCCTGTTGCACCACCACCAACAGGTTGATAGACGGTATCACCCTTAGCGAATCCAACAGAGTTTCCTGTGAGTGAATCTAAGAACAATGTGAGTGTGTATTGCTCACCGTCTATAACATCATCAATCGCATCAACACCAGTAATCATATCTTCGTGCGATGGTGAGAATAGTTCACATGATAATTCAAACACATAGTTTTCACCGAACTGATAGAATGGTTTTTCATCTTCAGCAAATTTGATTTCAAAGATACCACCATTGAATGGAAGAAAAATTAGATCACCCTCTTGTGGTTTTTCACGTTTAGTCTCTTGTGTGAATCTAAATTTTGATACCACGAACTTTACAGTATCTCTAGTCTCTAGCCCAAACTTAGCGATGAAGTCACCGTCACCCTCAAAACCATCAACAGATGAGATATAAAGTTCTAGAGGGAATGCATCATTGAATGATGAAATCAGATCTTCACCAAAAATGTTATCAACATTGACAAAAGTTCTTGGCATATAAAAGCAATCTACGCCGCCATACTTGATCATCTCGGCAACGAGATCCTCGATCAGCCTTTGCTCATCGCTGTTGTTGAAATGGTTAAAGAAGTGATTCGTTCCCATGTTACCCCACTATAAAGTCTGGAGGCAACTCGAATCTTTCTCTTGCCATCTCTTCTATTTTTTCAAGTTCTTGAACAGCATCGTCGTACAATGCTCTTCCGTTGATGGATACACCACCTGGTAACTGAACACCCTCAAACTTAATTAGGTTTTGTCCCCATTGTTTCTTGAGTTGAGCAGTCAGGTAGTCTTTGAGAAGTCTTTGTTTAAAAATTTCTGTGTGTGTCGAGGGGTCTAAAACTCTGTACGCTTCCATCACTATGAAATCACCAACAGAGAACTCTTCTTCCATATCAGTGTCTATGTGCAATCTGTTTGTCACATTATGATATCTGATTCTCTTATCTGGTGAAAGCATGTCATTTACCAAATTCATGTATCTCATGTATTGATCGTAGTGAATCAAATCTAGGTACCCGAAAGTGTAAAGGTCATTTAGTGCCAGTTGATATCGAACATCAAACATATTGATTGTATCGCCTGGTATTCTAAAAAGTCTAATGACACTTACGATTAGGTTGCCCGTATCCACACCACCAGCGGATGTCAAATCGATAAAACTATTATCAATATCGTCTTGCGTGACCTCATGTTTCAGGTAAACTCTCTCAACACCATCGTAGTGATACTCGGCAAAATATTGTAGTGCGTCATCAACACGATCTTCAATTTGATCGTCATCCAAGTTTATATCAACCACAGGTTTACCGAGTCTTCGTAAACAATGATCGATAAGTTCTTGTCTGGTAGTTGGTTCAGCCATTTCTTCTTCTTACTTTCTTCCTTGCAGATTTTTTAGTTGATCTCAATTCTTCAGACTTTGGATAATCTGTTTTGATTTTTTCACGAATGGCTTGTATTTCTTTCACGCCAGATTCATCAAGTGTTTTCTTCTCAATTAGTTTTTCCCACATGGCAATGACAAGTTCTTCAATTTTGGGATACTCTAGTTTTCTCTTTCTATCATACTCTAATCTTTTCTCTCTCTCATCTTGAACAAGTTTCTCTGTGTCTTGATTGTCCAAGTCTTCTTCTTTTTGCAGCATCAAAAATTCATCGAGTCTTGAAATATATCTATCGCCTTGTGGCCATGTTGTTCCAAGATTGTAATCAGTCTCACCGTCGTTCCATGAATAAAGTTTTCCAGGAATGTAAGTCACTGTTTTTGCCTTAGTCGGCATCTCATAATCAGGTTCTAATTTTAGAAAGACAAAGAAATCAATAACTTGATCATTGATCGTGATTTTGTCCTCGTGATGTTTGAAAAATATCATACATTAATGTCTCCCGCTTCAAATGATGAACTCGTAGAGTCTGCTGAAATACCACCAGAGCCTGTCGAGCCACTAAAATCTAAAAGTGAATGTGCTTTCAAGAAGTAGTCTGTATCGTTGAATGCATTTGTGAATCCTTGTGCAGATGCCCCTCTGATTGTTCCTTCATGTCTATGTGAAACATTTGAGTTGATCGCTTTGAATCCTGCAAAGAATTGTGATGCATTTGTACCAGATGTTGGACCATTGAACAATGCAGCACCACCCTCAACGAACAGGTTACTATCAAGTGTCGCCTTGAAACCATCTTCTTTGTTGAGTGCGGAGATGGCACTTAGAGAAACTTTACCGAGTCTCGTTGACGAAACACCAACTTTGTTTCCGACAGCGAAACAATGTGCGTCGGCCGCAGCGGCTGTCAAGTTTACACCTTCGTTTGCAAATAAGTCTCTATCAGTAATCACGCCACCAGCGTTGGCTAAGAATCCAGAACCGCAGCCATTAACCACGGCGCCTCGAACCCTGACTGTTGAGTTGTTGGTCGCTAGAATACCAGCGTTGGTACATCCAGAGACGAACAAATCATTTGCATTGATCACACCACCATTGTCTGCAACAGCACCGTATTTGAATCCAACAACCGCAACATTGTCACCGAGTGCGATTGTACCAGAATCAGATGCGTAGAAACCATAACTTAATTCATCGGCAGAGCCGATAGAGTTTATGCCTGTTCCACCTTCGATTACAACATCACTTATACTGAGAACAGAGCCATTTTTCACAAACACACCCGATTCATTGCCAGAGAAACCAGCGAACTTGAATACGGTTCGAATGTTCTTCACTTCGGGTGAGCCTGTAATGTTTATGGTGGCAGCGTCAGTATCGCTGATTGTTTGTTGCCCCAAAACGGTTGATGATGCAGACGTAAACTTGTCAGAGAATTGACTCTTTACATCAAGCGTGACTTTATCGTTGCCCACATCGATTGAATGAATTTTGTGAACTCCTGCCAAAGATAATCTTTCAGCATTTTTTACCTCCGTTGTTGTTGTAAGACCTGATGATGATATATCACCGATCGCGAGGTATGTGTCATGAGTCAATCCTGATACGCTGTTCAGTTCAAGCGTCAAGAAGTAAGACCCATCGCTGCCAGTGATTGTAGCAGCACCTGTGATCGATCTCGTATACGTTTCAGCACCTTGAACATGATACAAGAAAGAACGCATTGGGTTGATTGTCACTGGCCTATCGAAAGTAAAACCACCGTCTGCAAAATTAAGAACATGATTGGCGTTCATGTCTGCGATTTCATCCTTTTTCGCCTCGTAGTAGGCGTCAAGTTCTATCGCTCTATTGGGGTCAACCCCATTGATTTTATTTGTTTTACCAGCAGCGTTGGTAATACCAGGCTCTAGTAAGAATGTCGTTTGGAAAAGATCAGTGTTCGACTGCGCCGTTGGAGACGCCGAAGCGACGTTCGCGGCCACAACACCCAGTGCGTTGTCTGCTGCTTCTGTTGAGAAGAAGAAGTTGGTCGCGAGTTGAGACTCACTTACGGACAATTCTTGTGCAGAAATTTGTGTCAACTGCGAAGAACTTGGCACAAGTTTGGATGTAAAGTCTGCCTGATTACTAATGCGACTACCAAGTGTGTTGATACCAGATGCTACTTTTAGTTGTCCCGTTGCACCTGTCGCACCTGTTGCTCCAGTATCCCCTGTGGTGCCTGTCGTACCACGTGGACCAGTAGCCCCAATATCACCCGTTGCACCTGTTGCGCCTTTCTCACCT